GCTACCATCGCCGTGCCGTTTGTTGATGGCTTACGGACAAACTGATACCCATATACGGGGCGTAGTGTGCTTTCTTTGATGCGCTGGATTTCAGAAACACCCATCAGGTATTTTTGGTTTTCCAAACCAACGGTAAGTACCTCCGTTTCCAGTTCGCGAAGTTCTGCTTTGTTGTAGTCAGGATTTACACGGCCCTGATAACCAAAGAGGGTTGAGTCATAATAATTTGTTGCCGACATGATAGGTTATAGTTAAATTGATACGCCTAAAAAAGTGTGATTTGCAGTGCAACTGCGGCGCATTGGGTGCAACCCGAAACAGAAAGTGAAGCGCGGCTTCGAGGATGTTCTGTTTATTAAAGGAAGGATGCTTGTGTTGCCTTTAACGAAGTCAAAGGTATAAAACTATTTATTAAACATCCAAATATTTTTTTTGCAAAGGTTATTCGCTGTCCAATTCTTCGCATGTAATTGGGTGACATATCCCAAAGTTAAACAAAAAAGCCTCACTAAGAATAGTGAAGCCCTATGAAAATAAACCTGTGAAGACAAACTTATGCAATTTCTGCGGAAAGCACCTTAAACATTTCCTTTTTCTCCTTCGCTGTGCCTGTTGGCAGTTTCCTTTCCACTTCCTTCATTACATCGTCTGTGGTCTTGAACTTCTTGTTGCCAACGGCTTTGGCGGGGTTGTGGGTAGGTTTCGGCCCCGCTGGTGTTATGGGTTCAGCGGCTTTTGGTTTCAGCCATCCTTCTTTTTCTGCGAATGTTTTTGCAAGTACATCCTTTGCCGGAAGCGGGTTCTCTTTGGCATCGTTGAACACCTTACCTGTGGCTTTGTCTTTCAACGCCTTAATGCCACCTTCTTCCACTATCTCAAAGTTGCGTTTGATACGCTCTATCCATTCGGAATCATCGAGGGCCGGATTTCGGTCAGGGTGCAGATAAGAGCGGTACTCGTCATTTATTTCCCGGTCTTTCAGTTGGTTTTTAAATGAGATAACCTCCGCATCCTTTGTGTCAATTGTGGCTTGCAAAGCAAGTATCTTATCGTCCTTTGCCTTTATCGCGGCATCGTCCGGCACTACACCCGCATCTTTAACGGCCTTTGCATTGAGGGCAGCGATAACCTTATCCCGGTCTTTGGCATCGGCTGCGCTCAAACCAAGTTTGTGATCCGCGTTCATTTTCTTTCCCCAGGTTTCCACTTCTGCGGCGGTATTGGTTTTACGGACATTGCTTTTCAGTTCGTCCAATCCGGCATCGTCAAACACATGCACTTTCGGCAGGTCTTTGGCTACGTCAATATCTATCTCGCCATCGGCAAGTAGTTCTGTGATTTTGTCAGCGGGACAATTCACCAATTTTAATAGTTTTTCCTGTGCTGCTTTATTGAGCATAAAATAAATTTAATGGATTAATAAATATGCCCTTAAATGGCTTTAGATGAATCAATAACAAGTCTTGTTGCTACACTCTTACCCATACTCTTTTTGAAAGTATCGTGCGCTTTGAATGTCAGGCCTGCTTTAACTTCATGTTCAGCAGGGAAGAACCATTGTATAACGGGTTGCCCCTCCTGTCCGTCATTGCGCCAGTCTTGTGTCGCGTTTAGGGCGTTTGCACTCAATGTGCTTGTGTTCACTTTGCGGATGAATTTACCTACTTCTACGCTTTCGGTGTCCGGCAGGCCATTGCCATCGTTCATGTAACGCTTTACCCGGACCATGTACAAGTCAAAGTCTTTCATCTGCCTTTCCTCGGCTATTTCGGTTTCATCCATCGGTGGCTTTAATGGTTGCTCCTTTCTTTCTGTATTCTTTGGACGTGCCATATAATTGGTTTTGGTTAAGAAACTATTTTTTCATTTGTTTACCTAACTTCTGATAAACTTTACGTTTAGCCTTGCGCCGTTGGCGGGGATTGATTTTAATTTTGCTCATTGGTATTCAGATTGATAGAATTTATAAGGGCTGGCTTACAAAAAAGCGTTTTATCTTATTAAGTATTGGGATGTTCACTATCCATTTGCCGTTGACTTCCGCATATTCAATAAGGCAAAATAGAAAACAACTCATTACGGGTTTACCATCATCAAAATATATGGCTAATAATGACCGCTGCAAACATTTGTTTGTTCTAATACCGATAAATGAAAAGCCGTTACCAAATTCAAGGTAAGTACCGATTTCAAATAAAGAAAAGTTTAATCGATTCATGCTGCCTGTATCATTTTGGTACTTTCGGCTTTCATTACATCGGCACGGGTATATCCAAACACTCCATCAGAACCGCCGCCTTTCAATGTAATATCTTCGCCGTTAATGTCTGTAACTGTGAATGTTTGCCCTGCGTGTTCCGGCTTCTTTTCACGGCCCTTTACAATCTCCACGCTATCATCAACATTCAAAATGTCCCCTGTATTGGTAATGAGTTGGTTACTCTGCATTGCATCCGCTACATACTTTCCTGTTACATAATCACGCAACTTTGCCCGAAGTATATCCGCCCCACCTTCATCAGGGACACTTGCAATATCGTAATCGTCCAGGGTACTTGTCCACTCATCAAAGTATTTCTTTTCAAGGCGGCTAACCATTGGCAGCGTTTGGTCTATCCAAATAACACCTACCTGCTCATGTACAAACGGCTCAACTTGAATTAACAGGTTAAACTTACGCGAAAGTAATGGATTATTATTGTATTTGTTCTCTATGTACTCTTGTAGCAGGCTATCAAGTATCGACATTGGGGCGAATGAAGCCACCGCTTTCGTGTACCTATCCCAAGTTGCATCGGGGCTTTCAATCATGTACCGATCACCGCCAAGTATAGCACAGCCTTTGTATGCCTCACGATAAATGTACCACCCACAAGTATCGGCAATGAACTTCATGCAGCTGCACATCCACTCGCTGAATTTCTTTAGCGCATCGTGTTTTGGCTGTTCATTCATTTGAGCCTCATATGCCGTGTTGCTCACGTTCCCACCTTTGCCTGCCGGTTTTGCATTAACCGAATTACTTTGCACACGGCTTACTCCCCATGTGGTGTATTCAAAGTAGTTCTCCAATGTCATTCCGTTATCGTGCATGAATTGTAACGCCTCAACCGCTGGGGCTACAATACCCATTGGTGGGTTTGGTACATTCTTACCATCTTCTGCCCTGTAATCAACTGCTACTACGTCTGCCTGCCGTAAGAATGGCAAATGTCCACTCCCTTTACATTCGGGGCATGGATTACCTTTTATTTCCTTTTCACCGCTGCATGTAGGGCATGGGCTTAACTGCATCCATTCTTTAGGGAACGCCTGCCGCGCATAGGCTAGGTTGTAAGTACCCACGCTGAACATATAGCTGTTCAATAATTCAACGGACGGGCTTAATGCGCTGTCCATCGTTTCACCATACCCATAAATGTCGCTTATTACCATTCCAGGCACATAGCCGAACTCATTTGGTATTTCTGATTCAATGGTGAAATCAAGTGCATTGTTTTTGCCTTTCGTAATCACAAGCCGGTCAAAGGCATCGTCAATTATGCGGAATACCTTATCGCCTTTGTTCAATATGGGCAACATCCCGGCCTCGTGATACGCTTCTTTCTGTGCCTCATCGACATTTAAAAAAAGATATTCCAACGCCCTGCCATTAGGTAAGTAGGTATATATTTCGCAGATACTTTTTATTGTTGGATACGGTAAATCATCTGCACCTATTTCTGTGTATAACACCCCGTTCGGGTCGTAGTCGCTGTATTTCTGCAACCGCTGGCGGATCCACGCCTTAACAGGCAAACCGTCGGCAATTGAACTAAGATACTCCCTGAAATGCGGTTCTATGTTCTCAGGTAGGTTGTACTGCTCAATCCCGCCCTTTGCTGTGTAAATCTTATCGCGCGGAGCCATTACGCGGTAAATCAAATCACGGTTACCGCGCATGAGCCGCACTAGCGTTTCCCTCATTCCGGGGCGCATGAACTCTTTTATATCTTCGACATACTCATCAATGTTTTCACCTGTACAGTGCATTTTTAGCACCTCGTACTTTGCCATTGCTTCGTCCATGAACGCCTGCTGCGGGTTCTTGCGGAGTATCTTCTGTATGTCTTCGGTTGATAAGGTCATGCTAAAAAGCCCACTACGTTTTTAATCGTAGCAGGCCTGTTCTGTTTTTTCAATTGGGTGTTGTACGTCTTCATACAATTATATAAAAGTCGGCAACCGTTAAACTAAGTCACCAAACCACTATTTTTGATCTTCTCCGCTGCCATCAAATCATCTATTACTTTATCCCTTATAGGGTCTGTAATGTCTGATAATGCGTCCTTCATGGTGGCAATTTCGCGTATCATTTCGTAATACTCGCTCAATCCCATTTTTTGACATTCAGGGCTGCTGTTATAGACAATATCACACGCCTTTTGCAAAAGTCCGAACGTCATTTTATCGGGATGAATAAAGCAAAGGTCGTAGTAAAAAGGTAGGGGCATCCCTAGTACCGTGAAAGGAATATGATTCAGCGCATTGGTTAACCACTTGCTGAAATTCACGGGTATTTTCTTAATTGGGAACTCTACCCCATCCATTGCTTTCGCTATTCGCTCCTTAAATTCAGGATGGTGTACAAACTGCTCTCGCTGCGGTAATTGTGGTTTTGGGGCTTGCATTGGTATCTTTCTGCCTTTTTGCTTATCCATATCCCAAAATTAGTATAATATTCAGATATACGAAATTTATTTTACCGTATGATGTGAATTTTGGCAGTTTTATGTGCCACATGAAACCACATCCCCATTATAAGCATATCTAAATAGTCGGGGCTGCGCCTCAGAGATTCCTTCATTAATTCTTTCTTAATGATGCGCTTTTTACTTTCGTCTTTGTCCACGCTGTCAGCCTTGAGCATACCTATTTCCTCAATAATGGCTTTCTTTTGCACATCAGTACAGATAATTTTTATCTTGCGCTCATTCACCATATCGGCAAGTTTATAAGCACATTCAGCCTTTATATTAGCAAACTCGTTTTTATTTATCGCTTGCCCACCACCGTGAAACTCTTTTATTCCTTCTAGGTATGATACCAGGTAATTACCCATACCATCGCTATCCGCAATAGTCCTGCTGCGTGGCACATGGTTAGATTCCATTAACACCCGCAAATCGTTTTCTATGCTCTTTCCTGTGCTTTTAGGTTGGTCTATTGCCACATTGCATACCATTCCATCCCACACGCCCGCTACGAACTTATCACGCCCTTGCATTGCTAAGTCGGCGGATATTGCTTTTGTGCCTGTTGGCTTGATATGGTCATTGGTGAACAGGTCTAGTATTGCATCGTATTCACACAATACAGTCGGGTCATCGTCATACTCGAAATTGCCATAGTATAGACGTTCAATAGTTACCTTATCGGCTTTTAATAGGTTATCGAGGTATGATTGCGGGACGTGTGGGTTGTCCTTCGGTAATGCCTTAATAAATTGCCGGTCGCTGCGAATATCCCCGATTTTATCAGGTTGTACAAAGTCTGTGTATATCCATCCCTTTGTCGGATTGCAGGTATATAACGCTTTTGGTATGGTAGCCCATCCGGGGCCGTAGAGCAATGAAAAACGGCCTTTTAATACACTGATAGCTTTTGCGCTTATCTGCTGCGCTTCATCCAAAAAACAGTCTGTTAAATCGTATGAGCCGAGCCGGTCAAACTCTGGATCTGAAGGAATATATTTTATCTCACGAAAGAAAATAACGCTCCCATTGGGAAATGTAGCCGTCATGCTCTGGGCGTTGTATTCCACAACATCACGCAGCCTCATTTCATTTAGAACTTTAAAGAACGTTAAAAGCGTGGTGTCTTTAAGTTTCACCAGTTCTTCACGGGCAATTAGTCCTGCACTACCGGCAAACTTTATGCGCCTGATTATCTGCCATCCACAACCAAGCCATGATTTACCACCACGGGCTGCACCGCCGTAGCATAGCTCATTAGTAATATCATCCTCTAGGAATTGATAAGCCTGTATTTGCTTGCTGAATAGTCTAAGGCTGGCAGTTTCCGCCATTATCGAGTATTATGTTGATAGAGGTAGGTAAGGCTTTCCCGTTGCTGGTTACGTCTACTTTGTCGCCGTAGATTTTAGGGGCTAGTTTGGATAATACCCACTTCAAAGAGTCAATTTGCACCCGGAGAGCTGCAACAGCCGCATTTACATTTGTTTCGTTGTAGGTGGTGCCGCCTTTGATCAAATCCTGCATCTCATATGTAAGGCGTAATATCTCTTCTGCTAAGTAGCTAATTTGCTCCTGTTTCGCGCGCGTGTATTGGGTAAGTGCGTAGGGTTTATGCGTAGCGCTAGACTCATTTACCCACATCTTAAACGCATTGTAACTTATACCGAAATGATCGCAGCAACTTCTTATTGATTTTGCAGAACCGGAAAGAAGTTCGCAAATATCATCTACTAATTTTTCAGAATATTTTGAATTAAGCGACAATTTTGATAGGGCGGACATTTGTCCATTTGGTTATACCAAAGTTAGCAATAATTAGGCGAGATTAACAAATATTATTTGGTGTGTGATAATTTCGGGTAGGCTGAACCCCAGAACTTATGATCTACCAGAGGAATAAATTTGAAATGGGATTTTTTCTATTCCTCCGCTTCGCTATGGAAGAGCCGACTGGCAGTAAGGAGTGTTGTACACGTCCTTTTGATTTATAAAGTTAGGGGTTTTTTATTTGACATTTCCAAACATATCGGAAAGTGTTTATTTTATTGGCATCTCAACATCTTTAAACAAATGATAGATATATGTTTATGAGACAATGTAGATTTAATGCATATTCTAAGCCTATTTGCCGATCCTTTTGTGTGTTCTTTTATTCTTTAAATGGGTAACAAGACCGATTTCGCAAGCGTGTATTTGGTTTTGCGATTGATTACACCACTCCAAGTTATATACGTTATTATTTTGCTTATTTCCGTCTTTGTGATTAACCTGAGGGTAGTCATGGGGATTAGGTATAAATGCCGATGCTACAAGCCTATGAATTGTCGCAGTATTGCGTTTATTATTGCACCAAAGGTCTATTTGCATATACCCTTTGCTTGTGCAATATGGCTTTAATTTCCTCAATTCTCTATGCGCTGAACTATAGGCCGCGCCTGCACTATCAATAAAATATTTGCCCTCGTATCCAGATATCTCCCGCGCTTTCGTCTCGATCAGTTCTTTCAGTTGTTGGTTCATGGGGTGGCTGGATTGCTCTCTTTTTCCCAAAATTTACGAAGTGAAATTGTAGGAACCATTTATGCTGTTTTCTTAATTGGAAAATTCAATTTTGCAAATTCACCATAATATTTAATAGCAAGTTTATCCCTTTCAATTTTTGCATCAATTTCATTATTGCATCTGACTCTATGAAACCCTCCTGCTTTTTTATGTGAAGTCGGTTATTTAAAAATAAATTTGTTTAGTTAAATAAATTAGTTAAGTTTGCAGAAAATATAAACGATGGGACGCAACAAAATAGAAAACAAAAACGATAGAAAAATT